CCACATTGGTCCATGTGAGCGTCGCACTGGACTGCTTGGAACCGCTTGCAGCCGACGACCACGACACAGCCTTGCGGGTGGTCTCCGTTGCGGGGCTTGAGGTGCCATCTTCACCAGCGTCACCGAGGTGCAACTTGATGTAGCAGGTGGTGACAGCGAAGGAGGTGTTGCCGAGGGTATCGAGCAACTTGTTTTCTGCGTAGTTAGAAATCGACATCGTCGGTCACTGGTTCCTCATCTGCGGGGGTGGTTTCTGCGGCAACCTTCTTGGCGGCTGCCTTCTTTGCGGGCTTCTTCTCTGCGACAGGTGCAGCGGGGGTCTCATCCTCGACGGGACTCAACCGACCCGCTGCAACCAGCGCTCGAGTGTTTCGCCACTGCGACGCATCAACGATTGTTCCTGCGAAGATTGACTCACCGTCAATCCCTGCAATTACCCGAACAACCTTGTACATCTGAGCCATGAGGCGAACCTATCAGGCGACAGCAGCGGTGAAGAAGGCACCCATGTCCGAGGCGACGACCTTGTGGTCCCATGCCGCCTCAGCCTCGATGCGCTCCGACTTCAGCGACTCCATGCGGAAGCGGCTGGTGCCGATGGTCGCACCGATGCCGCCCGACACGCCCGTCCAGCCGAAGGTGTAGCCAGCGGAAGGCTGGAGCAGACCTGCGTTCGGGGCGCTGTAGCACAGCATGGCAGCCTTGCCGTGGACGAACGAGTAAGCCTCGGAGGCACCCTCGTTGTTGGTCGCCTTGACCGACTTGGTGACGAGCACACGGTCCACTTGGAACATGCGAGCCATCATCTCTTCGGTGATGACATTGCTGCTCGTGTACTTGATGCGGTCGACGAGGTCGGGGTGGTTCTTCAACTTGCGGAAGGTCTGGTAGCCCAGAACGAGGGTGTTCGCCTCGAAGCCCGTGGTCGAGAGAATCTGCTCCTTGGCAGCCTCGATGTCCTCGAGCGGGTCGCTGTTGGCGTAGTCCGACCACTTGATGAACTGGTTCGTCGAGGGGGACGAAGCGACACCCGTGTAGTCGGTGCCCCACACGCCCGTCGTGAAGAAGGTCGTCTGCCAGTCGATTTCCTGACGGAGCAGGATTCGGCTCGTCACGAACTCGGCAGCCTCACGGTCGAGGTTGATGGGTGCGTCTGCGTTGGCACGGGTCTGGTCGCCGACATCCTTGTGGAACGCCCACACCTGTGCGGAGTAGGAGTCGGTCGACAGGTTGTAACCGCCGCCTGCGGACTCGGTCGCATCGGCACGAACCTGTGCCTCGTCACGGAACCAGTCGTTCTTCGTGTACTTGAAGAACTTGTTGCTCTGCTTGTCGACGGGGACGAGCGGGAAAACCTTCGTCGAAACGAAGTTTGCTGCCTGCTGCATGTAGGCGACGCTGATGTTCGTCAGAATCGCATCAATGTGGACGGCTGTCTGTGTGGGCTGTGGCATTTTCTGCTCTTCTCCTTATCAGGCTGCTCGACCAGCGGACGAGCAGGCAATGACGGCTGTGATGATTTCCCCAGAAGCGCCCTCGGTGAGAGCGGTTCCGCAGATGTACTTCGTGGTGTCGGTTCCGACCGTGATGGTCACGCCTGCACCAGTCGAGGACGGGCTGACAATCTGCCCCTCGGTGACGGTGCCGCCGAGGACCAACTTGGTGCCACCCGAGACCAGCACCTCAGCGGTGCCGCCCGAAGCGGGGTTGTTCTGGAGAACGCCGATGGGACGGTCGGTGGCGGCTGCCACAGCGATGACCTGTCCGCTGCTGTTCAACTTGACGAACTTGTACTGCGATGACGAGAGGTCAGCGCCAGCGATAAGGGAGACCTTGACGCTGTAGTTGGAAATTTCGTATGCCATGGGGTTTGCTCCTTAGCGCTCTGAGAGGTACTCGTTGTAGAGGGACGGGTTGGCGGCAACCAAGGCACTGATTGCCTGCTCGACGGTCTTGTACTCACCGTTGGCGACTGCTGCCTTGGCAAGCGACTCAACCTTGCCGTAGGTGTTGCCAGTCGTGGTGGTGGCGGACTTGCCGAGTTCTGAGAAGATGGCGGCTGCTTCCTGCTGCTCGTTGACAGCGTCGAAAGCCCGCTCGATGACCGAGGCGATGTCGGCGTTGATGTCTGCGACCTTGCGAAGTGCGATGCCGAACTCGGTCGCATCAATCTGGAGGTTCGACCAGCCAGCCGCCTTGGCGACATACTCACGGTCACGCTGGATTTCACGCTCCTTGCGGAGTTCCTCACGGGCTGCGTCTGCCTCGCCCTGCGCCTTGGCGAGCATGGCACGAACAGGTTCGGGGACCGACTTCATCAGTTCCTCTTCGCCGTCTGCGTCTGCGTCGTCCTCGGGGTCGGTCGCATCGGCGCTCTTCTGGAGAGTGCTGATGGTCTCGTACGCCTTGGCGAGTTCGGCTTCGAGTTCGACCACACGGTCGAGTTCGGTGTCGTCGATTTCGATGACATCTTCGTGTTCTGCGGGCATGGTTTCTCCTGTTGCAGTCGCACTCTTCATAACAATCCAACCTTCCTCGAGATGGGCTGGGTGGTCAACGCCACTGGTCTCAAGCACCTTGAGAGCCACCATCTTCTTCGGCTTCTTTGCTGTCATGTTTCCTTCAAAGAAAAA